CCGAGGCCGGCGATCATGGTCCGCCGGCTACTACCCATAGAGGTCGTTTCGAGTTCGTCGTATTGCTCGGTCCAGGTTCCGGACGTAACGAACGACGAGATATCGACCGAGTTAACGGTGATCGCTAGATCGTTGTTCATGTAGGGCATGGCCTAACCCTCTTCGCTTTCTTCCTTTGCGGCTTTGGTTTTCTGTTCGGCCAGGTGGCCGCCCTTGATGAGTGCGTCGATATTGACGCCGTGCAGCTCGTCGGCCTCGACCGTCGAGCCTTTTTCTCGGCCGGCGAGCCGGTCGCTGAGAACCTTGTAAATCATCGACTAAACACTTCCACTTGCATTCGGAGGCCGATAAATGAGCTGTCCGCAAACTGTACCATGCCCATATCCGAGGCCGATGACACCTGAAGCGTTAGGCACGCTCCGCCGAGGGTGGGGTCGGCCTCGAGGACGGCCTGCACCGAACCAGGGCCGGAGATCAGGCCGTCCAGCTTCTCCTGGTTGTACTGCTCGGCGTACTGCTGAACGGCTGCGATTACCTCGAAGCGGAACCGGGTTAGAGCGCCGGCCGTGCCGTCCATTGACTGGTGATAGTCGGCGACGGGTCGGGCCGGAATCACGATCGCCGAGGGCGGCGTAATCCTCGACGGCGTCGAGGCGTAGACGGTTACGAACGTGTCGATCGTGTCGAGGGCGTCGGCAAGCCCTTGCCGGATCGCGCCGTAATCAGCCACTACGCCACACCAATTTTCTTGTATTGCTGAAGGAGGGCGCTTACGTCGGGGTCGGTGCGGCTAATGCGCATCGGTCCCCAGTCGGACCAGCCGGCCTCGAAGCCGAGCGGAGACGCCTTCCTCTGATACAGGCGAGCGGCGAGGATCAGGGCGGCCTGCTGGACGCCGTAGGGCACGCCTTCCGTGTTGCGGACGCCGTAGGCCGCCGTCACCTGAACGCTTGCGCGTTCGTTCGTGAACACGGGGAACACGCCGTTAAGCCGGCGGATCTTGAAGTACGGCGACGAGTTAAGCGGCTCGACCTGGTAATCGCCGGCCTCGAGGGTCGTGTCGAAGGTGCCGTCGTTCGAGGTGTCGAGCTTGACGACCATTCCGGTGAGCGTGTTCACCTGGTCGATGTTGACGACGTACCGGCTGAACGGAATGTAGGTCCGCGCCTCGGTAACCGTGTTGAAGTCGGTGCCCGTGTAGCCGTTAACGAGATCCTCTGCGGCGTTTACCGCAGCAGTAAGGGCCGTGTCCTCGGCCGTTACGGAGTCGTCGATGCCCAGGTAAGCCTTTACGAGGCTAATCGTGGTGTAAGCCACGGCTAACGCTTCTTAGAGGCCTTCTTAGCGGCCTTCTTGGGCTTCGGAGCTTCTTCGGCGGTCTTAGGTGCCGGAGCCGGCTTCGGAGCGTCTACGGGCTTCTGAATGCGGCTAGCGGCTTGCTTTTCCCAGAGGGTCGACATCGTTTCCGTTCCTAGCTAGTGAAGGGTGCCCCAGGCCGGGCGCTGGAGATTAACTCCCGGCCTGGGGCGGACCCGTTTCCCAGAGGGATTACAGGGTGGCTGCGAGGAGCGTGCCCTGGATGACCGAGACGGCCTTGGGGTTACGGACGCCGGCGGCGGCGTAGCCGTACATGACCATCGAGGCCTGCAGGTTCGCCATATTGGCGTCGTACCGGACCATCTGCGGGGTTCCGCCGTTCTCCTCGAAGAGGAGGAACTCTCGCGAGTTCAGGACGATGATGCGGTCCTCGTCGGTGCCGGTCCCGAGGTTCGTCGGGATGTTGCCGTCGACCAGGACGGGGATGCCGGCGACCGAGAAGCTCGGAGCGCCGTAGTCGCTGAACTGGCCGGTGCCGATGACGTTCTGCGCCGTGGTGACGGTCGGCTGGAAAATCGGGCGGTTGCTCGAGTCCAGGCCGCCGGCCAGGTACGCAGCTCGACGGGGGTGCATCACGATCAGGTCCGGACCCTGGAAGTAGTTCGACTGAACGTTTCCGATCGCCTTGATGATCTGAACGTACGTCTCCGCCGCCGTAGGGCTGGCGTCGTCTACGTCGATGTCGTCGATACCGGAGGTGTTAAGCACGCCGGTCGGCTGGCCGGACGAACCGGAGCCGTTAATGAGCATGTTGTCAAGGGTGGTGGCGTAGCTGGACGCCATGTCCTCGACCAGCACCTCGTCGACGTTCGAGCCACGCTCGAGGGCCTGGAGGCTAAGCACCTGGGCCGACGAAACGGTAAACACGTTCATGGTAAGGAGCGTGTCGTCGAGGGTGGTGTCGCTGGCTGCGTCCCCCTCGGCCGCCTGGACCGTGGCGGTCGTGGACGTTGTAACCCTCGACAGATTTACCGACATGCCATCGGCCGGGAGGTTGAGGCTGCGGACGGCGTTACCGAACGGGCGGCCGGCCTTGGCGAAGGCGCTGTACTGGTCGACCAGGTACTGCGGAACGACGAGGCCGGCGTAGTTGCTGGTGCTACCGGCACGCTCTTCGAGTTCGACCTCGCCGGCGTGACGGGCCAGGCGCTGCTGGGCACCTGCGTCGCCGTAACGGTTAGCGGCCACGATGTCTTGGAAGAACGAGTTCTTCGAGCGAGGCTCGTAGGTCCGAACTTCGTCGGTCACTCGGACGACGCCGGCGGCGGAGCGCTGCTCGGGCTGGTCGTCGTCGGCCTGGATCTCGGCGCGCAGCTTCGCAGCCTCGAGCGCCTTAACCTGGACCTCGCGCAGCTCGGAGATCCGAGCGTCGAGTTCGTCGGCTCGGGTCTTGAGTTCGCCGAGGGTCTTGTCTTCGGTGTCGACCAGGTCGCGCCCTTCGTCAGCCGCACGCTCGAGGATGCCCTCGACGGTTTCGCTGAGTTCGGCCCGTTCCTGCACCAACTTCTGGAGGAGGTTCACGGTTTTACCTTCGTGTTTAGGTGGGTGGTTTCTTTCGGGTGCCGGCGAGGTGCTTTTTACGGCGGCGTCGACGGCGGCGCGATTCGGTGAGGTTACCACACGGTAACCAGCGGCGGTGGAACGCTCTAGCTTTTCGGTTTCTCGCTCGGCCCATCGGGCGGCGGCCATAACGTCGCCAGTAATCGAGCCTCCCCAGAGCGACCAGGCCACCTGGCCGGCTGTAGGGCGAGGGCTGTCGCCGGCGAGGAAGGCGCGAGCTGAAGGGCTCTCGAGGTCGGGGCGGTGCCGTGCGAACCAGGGAGCCATCAGCCGGAGCTTTTCGTGCGGAACGGTGCCGGCCGCCATCCGTCGGGCAGCTCGGACGGTGGCAGGGCGGAGGCCGTCGCCGGCGAAGCCTTCCTCGTAGAACTCGACGCCGCGGCGAGCGTTGCGCCGGATGTAGTCCGGAGCGGAAACCATTAGTCGGCCTGGTACAAGATGCTCACGGCCTGGTCGGCGTTGCCGGAAACGGCCCACAGCTCCTCGTGAGCCGGAACGAAGATTTCGAACAGCGTGTTCTTCGGCACCTTGAGGCCGTTGCTCGTCGAAACGTCGGAGCCGCCGAGGTAGATCGGGTGGCTACTGTCGTCGTGAAAGTAAATCCGGCGGTTCGTGTCGACGCTCGTAAGGATGCGGCTAGCGGTAAGGCCGACGGTGAGCTGCTCGGATTTCATGCGAGCCACACTCCGCGCCATCGTGCGAGGTTCGGGGCGATCTCGGGGTTATCGGGGTCGTACCGCACGGCCGTTACTTTGGCGTCCTGATATGCCGGGCGAGAGACGAATCCGACATGATCGAGGCGGGCCTCGAGGCGCGTAATGATGGTGTGCTCGCCTTCCTGGTCGGTACGGCTTCGGATGGGGATAAAGCCGACGGAAAGGCCGGTTACGGCTCCGTCCTGGGCGAGTTCGACGATCTCGGCGGCGTCGCGAGTGTTATGCATCCGAAAGTCAGCGACGAGGCCATCGTTCGTGTTTTCCCAGCTAACGGCGCGGGCGACGGGGAGCGAGGTTCGGGTTTCGTGTTGCTTGTAGAGGCTGATCTCGTCGCCGTGCTCGGCGATGGACTTATCGAACGCGCCACGGTTGAACCGTTCAAACGTTCCCGGCTTGAGTTCGTAGCGGCCGGCCCAGGGGACGACGATCCCGACCAGGTGGCGGCGTCCGTCTTCGGCTTCTCGGATCTCGGTTTCTT